CCGAACGAGATCCACCACCTGGCCAATGATCGGCGCGACCGGATCCGCTTGACCGCCTGCGAGCGCGACCGACCGATACGCCGCCAGCTCGGGACCAGACAGGACCGTCAGCACATCCGCTTCAGTTATTGCAACCCACGCCATCTTCTTTGTGGTAGGCCCGGTTCACTGACCGGGCGTTCTTCTGCTTTTAATGGAGGGAGCGGGCACCCTCATACCCGCCCCCTCGTTCCCTTAACCCTCTATGGGCCTCCCCCCATCCAGGGGAAGATTGTTTAGGTCAGCGTCAGGCGTTTCGCGCTGATGCTCGACACGATCTGCACGTCCTCACTCCAATCAACCGCCAGCACATCGCTGCGCGATTTTTCGTCGCGATACGTCCGAACGGCGGACACCCCGCCACGACCGTTGCTGAATGTTTTGATCCAGCTCGGGTCGTATTCGGTCGGATTGGCGGAGCGATGGAAGATGAACACTTCCGAACCCACGATGTTGGTTTTGGAGGCAGCCGCCCCAACCTTTGCCGTGTCTTTGGAGAGCACCCCAATGTGAACGGTGATGCCAGGATTGAGCAGCATCTTCGCGGCCTGGTCGGTGGTGACACCGATCAAGGCTGCGCCTGGTTGCTTCGCGAGCACCTTCGGGTGATTGCGGAAGGTCCTCCAGGCGCCAATGCCAAACACAATCGTGTTCGGCATCATGCCTGTCGCAATGGCGATGGCTTCGATCTGCTCATCGATTTCAGCAATGGGATCATTGCTCGTGTTCGACCAGACGCCCTTCGACGCAACAGCCGTCAGAGTCTTTGCAACCGTGATTACGCGGTCCTCACGCGAGAGAACAGCGCTAGTGACCAAGGTTTTGGTCTTGGACATCTGCAGGACGCGGACGTCTTCGCCAGCGGCGTCCACTTCGGCGTCGTCGATCGTGATTTCCAGCGCGTGTGGCTTGGCGTTGTAGGTTGGATCATCCGCCAGCATTTCGATGCGGCGGGCGCCACCGCCCAAAGCGCGGGCAGTGTCATACAGTTGGAAAGCGTTCTTTTCGTTGAAACGCTTGAATTGGCCGAACGTGCTGGCCACCGGCACGCGGGGAGCGAACACATCTGCCAGGCTCAGGCCGATGTCTTGCGCAACGCCCTGCGCGTAGTTGGTCAGCGTCGGGTTGTAACTTGCTTGTCTGCGTAACATAAATTGCTGTCTGTTTTGTCGTCGTCGTTTTGCTTCGCCCTGCTCCCGCTAATGGGGTCCAGGTCTCAGCCCTGGTTATGGGGCGGTGATTGGTCGGAACAGAACCGCTTCGATCAGTTCGTTGGCCGCTCCTGATTGCAACGCGCGGGCGCATTGCGTGGTTGAAGATGTCGTTGCCTTAAAGGTCCCGGTGGCCGTGATCGTCAGATACGTGCCGATAGCGACTGTGCCTGGTGTGCCATCCAGCTTCACCAGCACCGGCTTGCCGCCTGCGTCCGCAACCTGGACGCTGCTGGTGCCGTCCGTGTTTTCCCCCTCGACGATGACGCCGATGGGGATGTCTGTGGCTGCGGTGCAAAGGGCTGCTTTGCCGCTGCTCACCTTCACGGCAAAACCTTCCTTGCCGCGCTGGTCTTCGTTCGGGGTCATGGCGATGATCGCCTCTTCCCGTGTGTTACGTGCTCCCATTTGATTTTCTTTCGTTAAAGTTGAGTGGGTTCGGTGAGTGCGTTATTCGCTCGCGTCATCAGCGGGGAACAACTCCGGCTTCTCAGCCATCACAGCTTGGAACGCGCTGTCGAAATCGACGTTGTTGCGGTTCATGTAGGCTTTCACCTCCGCGTTCTGTTTCGCGTAGATGTCGCCTGTCGCTCCCGCTGGGGATTTCTCCGGCGCTTTGGCGTTCTGCCGGTTGTGCAGCGGCGCCTTTGGAGCGGCTGGGGCGCCTTTGCCTTGTGGCTCGGGGATTGCGTCCAGGATCGCGATAGTCGCAGCCCGGTTCGTGAGCAACTGCTGCTTGATCGCGTCCTTCTTATCGGGCGAGTAGCGGTTGCTGTACTTCTCCAGGTCGGTTTCAACCTGTGCTTCGCGCAGCGTCTTATTCTCTGTCTCCAGAGTCGTCGCGCGGTTCTTAAGCTCGGTCACTCCCGCCAGGACGGCTTCTTCCGTTGCCGTTGCAGCGAGCCCGAGCGCTGCTGCCATCAATGCTAATTTCTGCATACTGTTGTTGTCTTGTTCCCAGGCTTCTCCCTGGTGGAGTTCGCTCTGTCCTCCAGAGCGATTAGAAAGTGGGGCGAGGCCAGCCAGCCGCGGCGTGTTGGTCACACCAGCGCGATCGAGGCGAACTGGGCGCACCTTGCGGTTGCCCAGGTATTTCACATCGCTGGCCAGCCAGGTCGGTGAGATGAAGCGATACTTGCCGCTCGTCAGTTCAGCCCTGGCGTCAGGGGTCCAGTCGATCTTGCCGTAAAGTCCGTCCTCGCGGTTTTCGAGCGCAGTCAGCCATCCGGCTGCCTCACTCTTCTTGCTGGTGTCGTAGGAGAAGTGCTCGTAATCGACCAACAAGCCCACGAAGCCCGGCTGCTTTGAGTCTTCAGCGAAGCGATTGACCATCGCCTGCACCGCCTCGCGATCGACGACCTGGACAACTTTGCCTTCGCTGTGCGGGAACTCGCCAATAGGCGAGAGCTGGTAGAACCCGTCTGCGGGCAGCGAGTATTCACCCGTCTTGCTGTCCCGGTTCGTGATCGGTTTTAGAGTTGGTAAATTCATTTTGTCTTCTCTGTGCTCTTTCGTGGCTGCTGACCCTCTTCCTCTGTTGCCTCTGCTACCTCTGCGCCTCTGTGTTTACGTTCGGAACGCTGCACGGGATGCACTGCCCCACATAATCCTTGTGCAGATCACTCCAGCCCCAGCGCACCATCCGTGCTTGCTCGCGCCGCTTGCTGCACCGCGTGCACTTCGGCCGGATCAGCCGTCCCGTTTGTGCGTCTTTCAGTTTCACTCTTCGGTCCTGTTAGTTGGGGTGCAGCGTCACGCTGCCCGGCTCGATCTTCGTGCTCTTCGTGTGCTTCGTGGTTACATCAGCCGTTGATCGTCCGGTCGCGCCTGGCTGCGATCGCTCGCCCCGCTCGCGTCCCGCGTTTGCTCGCAATCGGCCGCATCACCGCGAAATTGTCCGACGCAGCGCGCACGCCCAGGGCCAGCGCCGTGGCTCGATCGCTGTGACCATCCTCAGTGTGCGGGGCGCGGTAGCTGATGCCGTTCGGCGTGGTCACCCGTTGGATGGCGTGCAGATCCTCGCGAATGGTTCGGCTCACTGGGATCCGCAAACGGCGCTCATCGAACCGCATCCGCAGCTTGGAAAAGATGTCGGCCTTCAGCGTCGGGGTGAACTGGCACAGTTCAATGCGGCCGTATTGGTGCTGCTCGGGATTCCATTCCTGGAACTCTTTCACCAGATAATCGCCAAGCCCCACACCCGCCCCGGTGTAATCGAGGCAAACCCGTTGCGCGCCCTGGATGCGTGGCTTTAAGGCCTCGACCTGGTCAGGGGTGCTCATCTTGGAGAGCACCAACACTTCGCGCGTCCAAAGCACATCGCCGACCTTCTCCAGCGTCCAGCAAACGGTCAGATCCCGCTTCCGCCCGAAATCGATCCCGCAGAAGCGACGGCCGACCGGCGTAGCCTGGTGAAACATTGGCCAGTCCGGCACGGACTCTGAAGCGTCTGGTGATTCGCAGAGCGCAATCACCTCGTAAGGCAGCAGCACTGCGGACCCATCAATAAACTCCAGCTCGTATTCCTGAGCCCAGCCTTCCGGGTCATCCAACCCGCGGCGAAGTTCTTCGACGTTGATGGGCAACCCCTGCGCAACCGCATCGTGAATGGTGACCTTGTGCCGCGAGTAAGCTTCCGCTTTGGTCCAGAGATCGTAGAACTTGTTCCCCTTGCCGTTCGGCGTGCTGATGATCCGGATCTTCTTTTCGCCGCCGCGCAATGGATTGGTGATGCTCGGATAAATCGCGCGCCAAATGGCGTCCGGGTCATCGTGGAACGCGAACTCCGTCAGAATCAGGTTGCCGCTGTAACCACGCGCCGTGTCTGGATTCGCTGGCAGAGCGATCAGACGCGAGCCGTTCGCGAACAGGATCTCTGCGCTTTTGATCAGTGATTCCTTGGCGTCCCGCGCCTCTGCATATTCCGCGATGGCAAATTCAAAGGCCTTGGCCCAATCCTTTGCTTTGGCCATCGACTCCAACGCCTGGCGCTCACCGCTCGCGAGGATCACCCAGAGCGTCTTCGGGTTTAGCATGCAATCCTCCACCGCTTCAGCGGACGTGGAGAAGTCTTTGCCGGTCTGGCGCGCCCAAAGGCCGATCTTGAACCGCGATTTGTCATCAACCCATCTGCGTTGATACGGCAGAAGCAGTGTTTTCGGTGTAATCGTGGAGATGGCTGCCAATGAAGCCGCGGTCTTCAACTTGCCCTGCTGTTGTTCTTCACTCATCGCTTCGTGTCCTTCGTGCGCTTCGTGGTTGGAAGTGGGATGCAGCGTCACGCTGCTCAGTTGGGAAGACCGAAGATTTCCCGGATGCGCGCCTGCTTCTCCTCCGGCGTGAGCGTCGTATCTTTCAACGTCCCCTCCGCCGCCTCCGCTTTCGCCGCCTTCTCCTCCAGCAGCTTCACCCGGCGTTCGTCCAGGGCGAGCTTCTGCGCCTTCAACTCCCGATCCTTCCCAGCGATCACCAGCTTGGTGAAGTTGAACAGCAGCTCCGGATCCAAGCCGTTCTCCTTCAAGGACGCTTCGAAGGCGATCTGCCCGACCATGTTCAGCACGGCTTTGTAATTGTCCGATGGATTCTCCTGGAACCGCTGGACCACGCTGTTCGCTTTGCGAGCTGACTCCTGGATGTTCGCCAGCAACCGCTTCTCCGCAGTGCGTTGATAAAATGCACACAGCCCCGAGCGCGAGCACCGCACCCCAAAGTCTGCGAGCAAACGCTTTTGAGCGTCCGCATAACTGAGGTTCTCCTCGAAGAGCCACTCCTCCAGCGCTTCCCGCTGGTTTTCCGGCATGGCATCGAGCACCGAATCTGACCGTGGTTTGTTCATTCATGGTTTTGAGATTGATTCCCCGTAGCGGCCGACGTTAGGAGGCTCACTTGGGCCGCCTCGGTCTTAGGCAAGAGGTGATGTGTGGAAAGACAGCCCGAATTTCGATTGCAACCGCGTTGCAAAACGGTTTTGGCGGAAAATGCGGGTGTTGAGCCGTTCAGGAGGTCTAAACGCTTAAAAACGATTTTACGCGGTTCGACCCTGGTGGTGAGGTGGTCCAACTCGTCTGAGGGCATTTTAGGAGCCTTCGGAGTCCCCCTCTGCGGAATCTGCGTCATCTGCGGATTTCCTTTCCTTGTTGGCTCGCACTCTCCGCGATCCCATTCACCACCGCTGCGCCGAGCAACCCCTCGAAGGCGCGCACCGATGCCGGATCCGCATTGATGTCCTTGAGCAACTTCGGCAGCTCCTCGCGGAACGCCTGCAGCCGGTTCCCCAGGATCTCCGGATCTTCAATCTTCAGGATTGATTCCAGCCGTTTGCGGATCGGCTGCATATCCTCTGCAATCGCTTTCCCCAGCTCCTGCCGCGCCGCCTGTTGCAGCAAGGTAGGCCCGGTCCCCTGACCGGGCGTTTCACGTCCTGCACTGCGATTGTTCAAAGGAATGGCGGCTCCACGACTCGCTCGGGGGATGGATGTGGAGCCGCCCGCGTATTTTGGGTTCTGGTTATTCGCGCTTCTGCCTGAAAAGTCTTCTTCCCCCTCCGTGCCCTCACTGGCCTGCGCGGCACGCGCCTCTGTTAGCTCTGTGTTAAGGTCCGGGTTCTGCGCGGTGAGCTTGTAGCCCGTCTTCTCTTCCAGCTCCGCAGGCTCAATCTTGTAACCAGCCCGGCTGAGCGTTTCGGCTTGGGCGCAGATGTCGCCCACATTGGTCTCCTCCTTCGCAGCCAGCTCCCAATACGCGAGGATGCGTTGACCAGGGAACTTTGCCCGGAGCGCCGGTTCGTCGATCTGCTTTTGGAAAATCTCGCTAATGGCCATGGCTTCGGCAATGGCCAGCTCTTCGAACGCTTCCTGATGATTATCCCCCTGGCTTCCGCCAATGCCGGTCGGCTGCGACAGCATCGTCAGTTGGCCGGATGTGCCCGCGAGCACGAGTTGCTCGTCTTGATACTGCAGATGTTCGCGGAACGGGTTCGTGCCACGGGAGCCTGAATCCACCGTCTTCACGTCACTGCCGTTTGGCAGAGCGCCGCGGGCATCGGCCATCACTTGCTCTGCGACCGCCTGGTAATCCGCTTCCTTCTCGGTCGGGATGTTCGGGGGCATGATCAGAAACAACGGCGGGATCCCGTACGTCTCAACGAAGCCGTCCCAATCTTTCTGCGAAAGTGTTTTGCGGAGGAAACAGATCAGCCCGACTTCGTTGATGGGCCAGCTCTCTTCACGAATCACCCAATCGTCTGGGTTGATCAGCTCGCCGCTGTTCGTGCTGGCGGCCTCAGCGTTGTAGAGCCAGGGGCCGTAGATGCCGTCCTGGCGATTGAAGAACCATTGGTCCACTGGCTCCAGGTGCGTGACCTGTCCGTCGGCGCCAATGTGCTTCTCGAGG